TGCGCTTCAGACAAAGCACAGATGTTATATTGATCAAATGTCGCATCTCCCTTAAAACTTGGAAGCGAGTGACACGAATCAAGGTTTCTATGGTCCGACATTCGATAAACATCAATTGGATGTCGAGAATAGATAATAAAATTATCTTGACGATAGCTTTCAAGGTTAGTGGTTAAGTCAGCAAGTCTTGAGCCATCTAAAATAAACTCGGAAACCGTCTCCACCTCTCCTCGACGACGTTCTAAGGTGGGTAAATAAGCCGTGCCGCCCAAGAATTCAAGAGAATTAATCTTTTTCTCGTAGGCCTTTCGTCTTTTCTCTACTTCTCCTTCGTACTTATCAGTAACAGCCTTCAAAGCAGCTTTATATTCCTCCATATTTTCTTCAGTTATTTCACCAAACTCGTCTCTGACTCTATTATAAGCCATTTTTCTTAAATTTTCCATACCATGAGTCTCTTCGCCTAACTTTCGAGTCTGATCTAGGCTCGAAAAACTAAAGGCTCTCTGCATTGCTGCAATTAATTTGGTAATTTTCATTTTCTTTAGAGAAGTGCTAACTCTAAGATTGCCTTCATTATCGGTGTATGATCTTTTTTGCAACTTAGAGGCCATGATTGCCTTTTTGTTGCCAACATCTTCGATAAGCATGGTCCATCCGGTAAATTCTAGCAGTTTATCTAGCTGAAACAAAGGGCTACCTGGGGTGTTTACCTTAATGGTCTCAAATTTACGATACTTACCATTGAAGAAGCTGTCGAATGGCAAAACACTCGGTGGCATCTCTAAAAGATCTTCAAGATATCCAATCTCTTCTTCGGTAGCTTCCTGAATCTTATCTTCTTGGAGATACTTTCTCCAGTTTTCAATTAATAGTTTCATTTTTTATCCTACGAATATTTTAAGTGGTGTATTTGCTACAATGGCATTTGTGTTATCAACCATAGCTTTACTAGTCTCTGCTAGTTTAGAATATAGCATTTCATCTAATTGTTTATTTAGTTCTTCTCTTAGGCTATTTTGTTCATCTTTAGCTTGTGATAGTAGTTCACTTGCATTTAACTGAACACTGTCACCAGGAATTGGAACTTTGTTTCCAAACTTACCTCTAACTTGACCAAGAGTTTCTTTGGATAACGCTAATGAAAAACGTCTAATCCACTGCTGGCCGATAGAATTGATTTTATTGAATGGTATATTTTCCATGGGCAAACTGTTCATGTTGTTAATTCCATCAGTTCCAACATCATATTCACCAGCACCAAATGCATCATTGTCCTCCACGCTAAATCTAAAATAAAACTTTTTAGGAGAAACTCTATCAGGTATAGGGTATAGTCTCAAGGTATTATTTATAATTTCATAAGAGTGGTGAGAAGTTCTTGTGTATAAATGATCCTCGTACATCATAGCTTGTAGTTTATTTTGGAATGTTGGAATGACTTGGAATGTCGAGTCATCAGCATATTGTCCATAGTTATGATAATCACCAACAACATTAAGGCCACCATAGTAGCCATAGAATCTCCACATTTGTCTTGGGGTCACATAATAAACCTGACGAATCTTTATTCTTTTAGTTCTATCAATGTCTGAAAAGTCCACACCCCCAGCTGCTGCCGAGGAGCTTACTATGGATTGTAGATTATAGTCCTGCTTATCAGGCACAGTATCGAATGATGCTGAGTAGATTTGCTCAGTGCCGCCGACCAATGCCTCAGTTGAAAACTTATCAGCAACTCTAAAAGCATAATCAAAAATAAACTTTGGATATTTCAAAGCAACAGACTCTGCACCTGCTACAGTTCCTTTGTGGTCAAAAGAGCCTGTATCGCCCCCTAGAGCGCTTCCTAAGCTATTCCTAGCCTGATGTATATTAACGATGTAAGAATACTCTAAAACGGCTTCCTCGTAGTGATTATAGACGTTGTCTGCTTTGATCTCTATATCTAAGATATCACCACCCAATCTTTGATATGTATAGGCCACTTGAGCAGCTGCTCCTGATATAAATTCTACACTACCTGTATAGAAGCCGATGGCCAATGCTGAAACCACGTCATCTGTGGAACCTGTGGCCGGTAAAGTAATGGCGCTCTGCTTTGAGCTGGGTGTTAAATTTGGAAATGACATTAACAGAATCCTCCGCTGTTATTAAATAGTTGTCTCACAAAAGAAAAAACCCCTGAAGTTTTAGTCCTTCAGGGGAGCCATCGTATATTTTACACAACACATTTTAATCGGAGGAGTCAGATTCTTTGGACGGCTTTTTTCTTGTAGCTTTTTTAACTGATTTCTTTTTGGCCTCAGCTTCAGCTTTTTTCTTTTCTTCGGCCTTTGCTTTTGCTTCAGCCTTTTTTCTTTCTGCCTCGGCTTTTGCCTTGGCTTCTCTTAATTTTCTCTCTGCTTCCGCTCTCGCTTCAGCTTCTTGTCTTTCTTTTTCTTCAGCTACTATTCTATCTTGCTCATCGACAATGTGACCAAGACCAACGCGGCGAGCCTCAAGGGGTTCAAGATCGATCCCCAAGAGTCTCTTTTTGCGTAACAGTAACTTTTTTCTTTTAGATCTACGACCCATTATTCACCTCTTATTATGATAAACTATGGTTGTTGTTTAGTACTAGTGCACTGGCTGTGTCGATGTTTCCAAATACATACCAAGCAGTACCATCAGAAATACATTCAATGAAGTCACCAGATGTGGCCGCTCCTGAACTTGTGTCTAACTGAATTGTTGATCTAGCTGCAACTTCCTCGATCGCACCATTTACCATAATGCCACCATGCATATCAGTGCCAGTAGCATCAGTAATGATGGCAAAGTCTTTGGTTGCTTCGTTATTTGAAGCAACAGCTAAAACAAATTTAAAATACATTCCTGCTCTAGGAACAGGGAGTTTAACAACACATGTATTTGAGCTTATGTCGATGAAATAAAGTTCACCAGTTTCTGCTGCTGCAATTACCTTGGCAGTGGCTGCATTTGTTCCGTTGCCCAATGTCTCTACTCTTTGACGGCTTGCGACACGCGCCGCTCTTGATACTTTTGCCATAATTTATTCTCCTATAAAATGTGAAGGCATTATGAGGCCTTTTCTCTTATAACTAGTATTCAACAAAAGAAAAAGCCCCTTGGAAAAACCAAGGGACTCTCTTTTTAGCTAAATCAAAAACTAAGTTAATGATTAGGAGCCAGACTCACCAAGAAGTCCACGACAGATAACAAGTCCATACATATCTGGACGAACCATCTTCTTGGCATAACGAGTCATTACGCCCTTACGTGGTGTGAAGTCTTCCACACCAAAGATGGTAGGAGTAGTCTGAAGCGGTACGTATGGAGCATAGACATAACCAGACTCAAGGAATGAGTTACCTCTACGGCCAACGAGCACAACATTACGTGGGAAGTAAGGGTCAACGATAACGTCGAACTTACGTGAAAGTGAGCCAACATTTACAGCACCGATGGTTCCTTTGTCTGCATCAGCAGTAACATTTGCACGGAATCCAGCAGTGAACTCAAGAATGTTTGCAACTTCTGGAGAAGTTACAACATAGTTGGCTCCACCACGAAGAGTCTTTCTGTGGATCTGAGCAGATACATCATTGATAGTTTCAATGAGGGTCTCATACCACTCGCTAACAGTTCCAGTGAAGTCAGGAGCAGCAGAAGTTGCACCAAGTTCAGCACCGGTTTCACGGTTAACAAAAAGACCTGGAGAGCGAGACCAGTAATAAGTTGCAGCAGTAGCACCATTTACAAGGTCAGCAAGGATCTCACGATCAATTTCAAGAGCAATTTGCTCTGAAAGGATAGAAGTCAACTCAACCTCAGCATCCAAATTGTGGTAAGCATTCAAGTCTTGACCCAATTCTGGAGTCCACTTGGCCTTCAACTTTTTGGTTTGAGCTGTGATTGCGATACTGTCTACCTTGATGTCGATCTCTGGGATCTCTGCTTCGGCTTCAAGACCAAACTCAGCGGCACCTTTAAGTGAACCAACAGCGTTTGAAGCTTGGAAAGTATCAGTTTGTGGATAAGAACCAGTAATACCAGAAAGGGTGTCAGTTTTCTCAGCTGTTCCACTGTCTAACGCAGAAGACTCGTCAACGTGGAAAAGAACCAAGTTGCCATCAGAATTGATTTCAGTCAGACGACGAACTTGATTAAGTCCAGCACCTGCATCAACATAAGCATTCATCTGAGCAGCAGTTACTTGAATAGCAGAAAGGTTTTCTCTATCCAAATCAGATGGAATGTTTGCGGCTGGAATGACTGTTCTCAGGACTGAGAAAGTACCAGCTGCATCAGCAAGCGCCAAGAGATCTGGGTCATAACGCAACAATTTCTTATCTGCTTCAGTGATTGAAGTGTTAAGTGTAATATGATCAAGAGTGTTAACACCTTTTGCGATTGTGAATGAACCACTTGGAGATCCATAAGCCATACCGACCATATTACGAGGACCACTAAGATCGTGTCTTGTGGTACTATTAACTAGATTCACACCACCAGTTACTTGAGAACCGATCTTGTCAGTTCCGTAGATAGATTGACCAGGAGTATTTCCAAGTCGTGCAGCAGCAGATGCTCCCTCGCCTACATTATCACCAAATGTAAAGTCAAGGAAGAAGATCAGACCAGATGGCAAAGACATCGGCTGAACGCTAACAAGATCGTTAGCAATAAGTCCGGCGAATACACGACGAACGATTGGGAAAGCAACAGCAGCAAAACC